CCCGCAATCTTTTTCTTGAACGCCTCATCAATCTTGTCCAGTCCCTTTAGAAAGTCCTGGTTTGCTTTGAGCAATGCCTCATTGAGAGCATTTTCAGCATCTAGTAAAGCCTCATCCCTGGCACTCTTAGCCTCAGCAATTTCGGCATACATGGTATCCATGATTTCCGTAATGGTTTCATCATAAATACGCTTTTGCTCTGCTAGAGATTCTGCCTGGTCAATAAGGACCTGCTCATACATGCCCTTTAGTTCTTGAGTAGCTAGGCCGTTTTTCTCATACAGGGTTTGAGCCAGGGCATCCATGCCTGTATTGGCCTCAGTCTCAATAGCCGTAAACAGGTCTTGAATTTCCTTTTGCTGTTGTGGCGTTGAGTTTAGGATGGCCTGAGCCATCTCATTACCAACATCAGCACCAGCGGCAACAACTTGCTCAACAAAGGTTTGAGAGAATCCAGCACCTACTAGAGCGGCGGCATTAGCCGTTAGCTCTTTAGACTTTGCCAGTCTTTCCTGCATTGAGGCAATCAGATTGTCTAGATTCTTATTGACAGCCTCACTGCTAAAGATTTCTGCAATGTCAATCTCAGTGGCGGCACGGTATGCATCCGTGAGGCGAGCCATTGAGTCAGAAATAATCTTGGCCAGTTCCTCCGCTGAGCGCAAATTGATTTCTTCAATACTGGCATTGTATGACTTGAGATTCTCAGCCATCTGCTCATTGCGGCGGGTAGTTGCCGCCAGGATGGCCTGGTCATAAGTCTCAGCAATTTCAATCTGAGCCTTGGCATAGTCACGGTTCGCCTCTTTGATGGCGTTGTTGTATTCCTGGCGATTCTCAATGAGGGCCTTTTTGGTGTCCTCAATGTAGCCCTTTAGTTGCTCTCGCATTTCAGCGGCAGTTGGACCAGTGGCACCTGTGGTGATTGCGCTTGCAATTGCGGTGCTGGGCAGTGGGGTATTTTTCGCCCCCATAATGTCCCAGACTTCGGTGTCAACCGTAGGGGTTCCAACTGTCCTGTAGTTGGTGGTGACTACTACCTCTTTTTGGAGACTGGTTGGCTTTATGCCAGCTAGGGCCAGCAAGCCCTCTAGAACTGGCTTTAGAAATTCGTAAACAGGGCCCAGGATTGTTGCAAGGTCCTGGAACATCCTGGTAAATAGGTCCATGCCCCAGGCAAGTGCGCCACCAAGTAACTCAGCAAGGTGCTCCAAGACTGGTAGGAAATACTCAATAAAGATGTCAGCGGCCATTTGCACTAGCGGCAACATTGACTCAATGAGCGCTATGAATGGTGGCAGTAGCTTTTGAATTAGTGGCAAGAACGCCTGTGCTACAGACAAAATTACAGGTGTCAGAATTGACAGCACCTCAATAAGCGGTGGCAGTGCATCTGAAAGCACCTGAGCAACAGCCTCAGCAACCATTGCAAAGACTTCAATGAGTGGCTCTAGGGAATCAAACAGCGGGCCCAGGTTGTCTGTAAGGGACTCAACTACTGGGATAGCGGCCTCAAGAATTCTGACCAGTAGCGGGGCTGCCTTTTCCACAATTGGAATAAGGGCGGGCATCAAGTCCTGTAGCGCTGGAAGTAATGCGCTACCAATCTCAGCCTGTAAGTCTTTGAACTGCGCCTTTACAATTCTGGTTGAGTTTGCAAGCTGGTCAGAGGTGTTGGCGAAATCGCCTTGCATCCTAGCGGTTTGCTCCATGATGGCCCCATAACGGGCCTGAACCTTTTGTGTTTCAGTGAGCTGAGTGCCAGTTTCTGCAATGCCATTGGCATAGGCAAACGTCTTGACTGTTGCCTCAGAGACATCAATACCAAAACGGCGTAGTGGCTCTGTCTCTCCAGAAAGACCTGAGCGGAATAGCGTTAGAGCTTCGCTAACCTCTAGGTTCATAACAGAGGCAAAGTCAGAACCACGGGTTGTTAGGTCATCAAGAATCTTAACAACGTCACCACCAGGGCCAGCAATCTTTTCAGTAAAGGCCGTGAAACCTACAGCTAGCTGGTTGAATTCCTGCGTTGAAAGTCCAAGACTGGTGGCCGCCTCTTTGCCAAGTTGCCTAACGCCTTCAGCGTTTGCCGTAAACGCAACGTTGACAGCGTTTATAGACTCATTGAGGTCAGAGGCTTGCTTGATTGAATTGGTAAAGAATTTACCTACGCCAGCGGCGGCCAGGGCTGTTCCTGCTACAGCCGCCAGCCCCTTGAGAGCGCCACCAAAACCGCTAGCAAAGTTCTTACCAGTTTCCTTGCCAACTGTTCCACCAGCACCCCCAACACCTGAGAGCTGTTTTGCTACGGCACTCTGGAAACCCTTAGCTACAGGGATGAGTGTCACATAGGCGTAGGCTTGCTCTGCCATTCAATCTCTCCATCTTTGGCCCGCTTGAGAATGTCTCTAGTGTCTCTACGGATTTTCTTGATTGTCTTTTTCTGGGTGCCGTCATTCCAAGGCCTAGGCCAGGGTTTGGGCTTTTTCTTTGAGTTGACTGTTGCCAACAGGTCATAGGTTGCGGCGGCAAGGGTCCAGTTGTAATCAATCGGGTGTGACCAATTGTGTTTTGCGGCTTGTAGCCAATTAGTTGGGTCACTAAGCATGACCGAAACCATGTAAACAATCTCATTCCAGGGCACAGTGGTGCCTAGGTCAGAAAGTCCTAGATGGAACTTGGCTCTAAACTCATAAACAAATGCGGGCTTATAGTCCTCAATTAGTTCGAGGACTGCAAGGATTCCCCCAGTGGGGCCCCCTGAGTCCAGCCATTCATTGCATCAGTAAAGGCAGTGAGCGGCATTGAGTCAATTACAGCAAGCTGTTTCTCATCCAAGACTTCCTCAAGAATGAACCACATTGCTTCCTCAGCATCAACCTTCCTGGCCTTTCGGATTACTCCCACTGGCATTGACTTGAAATCTGGTAGGTTGACTTTCTTTCCGTTGTGCTCAATCGTGTAGCTCATTGCGGCTTACCTTTCTTTGGCTTTCTTTTGGTTGTGTATCCCATCACGGCTCTTTCTATTTATGCGGCGGGAACGGGCCCCTGAGGACCCGCCCCCTATTTTACCTGATAGCCGCCGCAATAAGGCTACCAGGAACCTACTAAGCCTCTAGGCTAGAGAACCACTTGGTAACAGTGGTTGAACCTGCATCAGCGTAGGCGGTTACGGTTACTTCATAACCAACTGCCTCACCAGATGCAAGGGTGCGCTCTCCCAGTGAGGTGATTTCACCAGCTGGAATGTAAATGCGCTCTACGTTGTCACCATCAACAACATCAATGACAAATGACTTCCTGCCACCAGTTGATGTTGGGTCAATTTCGAACTCACCAGCGGTGTTGGTGGTGCCGTAGTAAAGCTCAAGAACTGCCTCATTGGTCTCAATGAAAGTCATTGAAACTGAGTAGGTTCCCTCAGAGGTTACTTCACGAACCAAGGAACCATTCTGCCATGCTCTAATCTGAGTGGTTGAACGGTCAATGCTCTCAGTGATTCCATCAGCTGAGACATAACCAAGGTCAACGAAAGCCGCATCTAGGGATGAGCCTGAGGTGGTTGGTGCGGTGGTGCCCGTAGGGGCAACATACACAGCGCCTGTTACCGCAACTCTTACGTTGTCTGAATCTAGTGCCATTATTTTTCCTAACTTATTAGTTGAGGTTTGAGCCTCTATGTGTTACGGCGAAACGCATAAATCTGCGCTCACCCTTTAGGTCTGTGACATCCTGGTTAGAGGACTCAACAGCTGTTGCCACAATGGGGTTGCCATCTGGCAAGTCATCAAAAATACCTTCAACCATCAGCGCTAAGGTTTCTGCCCTAGCGTAGCTGGTCTCATAAACATTTACAGCAATCACAGAACTCATTACAGTCTTGCTGTCTTTTGTGCCACCGTCACGCCTTAGAATGACCTGTGAGCCACTATCATCAGCCTTTATACCAACTCTAGTATCTGTGAAACCTTGTGCCGTTAGAGCGGCGCTGAGGCGTGTTACCAGGTGACTCATAATGTCACTGAAAATTACTCCATCAGCCATTATCCAATTCCCTTTGCTCTGCGCCTTGCTCTAGCGCTCTTTAGTTGCCTCTTTGTGCGGGTGCCACGCTCCCCGCCACTTAGCTCTAACGCCCTGGATAGGTCACCCGTATTGGCCTCATCAAAGTCAGAGCCCCTGAGCACCTTTACTCTTACACGGGTCCTGGTGTTCATTACTTCCATTCTAGAGCCAGGTAGAGCAGATTGAACCCTAATCATTCGCATAACTAGCTCAGCCCTAATTGGCTGTGACTTCAACAGCTCACGCATACCAGCGCTGTTTAGCTTTACCTTGCCACCATTGCCTGGTATCTTGCTAGCCATTTACTTCTCTCTGTAGGCTCACAACTGTTCCTGGTGTCCAGTTTCCTAGGCCATTACGCCAGTCAAAGCTTTCGCCATCTAGAACGTAGCGCTCACCACGCACAATAAAAATGTCATCATTTTGTATTTCTGTGCCATAAGGCAAGTAAAGGTTTAGGCCTGAGGTCACCGTTACTTCAGCGGCTCCCACAGTTCTTGAGCCTGTTCTTGCTGAAACTATCGCACTGAGCTCAATTTCTGTGGTAACAATAATTGGCTCACCGTAGGAATCAGTCCCTGCGGAACTTTGTCGGATTTGGGTAATTAGTTCCATAGTTGCCGTTTCCTAGGATTGAGGTTGAGCGGAATGTTAGGCCACGGTAGTATTCTGCAACCTTGGCCTCTGCGGGACTCATCATTACCTGAGCTCCCACTGCCCAACTTGCATACGACTGAGAGAATGGTCCAACAGATTGCTGTTGAATTCCAGCCGCCGCATCTGGGCTAATTGAAAGTGTCCTGGCAACCATGCCAGCTATTACTGCAACAACATCATCTGGGATGTTGGCTGAACCGTGCTCATAGGTAACTGTTACGCCTCTAATGTCACCAAGGTCATAAAGGCTTTGGTGGCGGTCCCAGGTGTAATCTACGTCATTCCCGTCAATGTCTTTGACTTCAATGATGTCAATTATTGGCCTTTGGACCAGGCGCACAATTCCATCTTTAGGGAAAAGGCGCACAGTGCTCTCTGAAACCTCAAACTTTTGTATAGCCCGCTGAACGAACATTGCTGAGGCATCATTTAGGTATGCGTTGGCTTTGCTGGTTTCCGCAACTGTGAGGCTACGGCCAAGGCGGGCCTCAACATCTGCAATTGTGGCAAGTGCCATCAGTTTCCCTCTCTAAAGATTTGTTGGTGTGGCCAGGGGGCCAGCATAAGCCAGCCCCCCAGCGGTTTGCCTATTTAGGCAGATACATACTTAACAACAGCCTCAGACTTAACAACCTTGGCACCGTAAACATTGAGACCACGCACAATGTCAGCGAACTTGGTTGGGTTGCGTAGGGACTCAACTGAGTCAATCTGGTTGACAAATGCAACCATGTCCTGGTGGTAACCAAGTGCAGTTGGAACCTCACCTGCAACCAGTGGGGACTCAATAACATCCATGCCGTATAGGCGTAGGATTGCGCCGTCACGGAGCTCATTGCTTGAGCCAGCAACAGAAACGTCAGACAGGTCCTGTAGCAACAGGTCTGCCATGTCTGGGTTTACAATGATGAAACGGCCAGAGGTTGGAACCTTAGCCTCAGTTAGCGCCTTGCGGATTGCACGAACAGCGGCCTTTGCCTCAGCTGCGGTGTCAACAACAACAGAGCCAGTGTTACCGTTGGTTGCACCAGCAACCATCTGAGCGATAACGTATTCCTCAGCATCCTCAGCAAGGGCACGGCCAGCGGCCTCAGTCCAAGCGTTGAACTCACCAGCGGCCTGAACACGGTCAACGTCATCAACGTTTACAGAGAAAGCCTTTTCCTGGTTGATGAGTAGCTGAACCTCAGTGTCTGCAAGTGCCTCAGCGGTGATGCTACGGCCAGCAGCTGCATAGTCAGTGATGGTTGGGGTGGTTGCGTTGATGATGTGGACAGTGTTGCCACGGGTAGCGTTTCCAACATACTGAGTGTTCAGGGTTGGGATTACAACCTGGTTAGCAATGAAAGACTGAGTTACTCCAGCCGCCCATACTTCAGGAATGAAATTGTCAATTGCCATTATTTTCTACTTTCGTTATAGTTTGCCCATCAAACCATCTAGGCGGCCCTCTTTGCGGGCCTGTAAGATGTCTGCGGGTGACATGTTTTTGAGCTCATCTCTAGAGCGAATCTGAGACTTGCTGGGATTATTTCCACGGGTGCCCTGTCCCAAGTCTGGGATTTGTGCATCTGTGGTCCTGCTATGCGCTTCAACCCATTGCTGAATCGCCTCTGAGTCAACGTTGCCCTCATCATTGATGAATGAGGACTTGTCAAAGGACAGCAAAGCGCCGCCCTCTAGAACACGGCTGTTTAGTTGCGCCTTGAGCTCAGCATCAACCAGTTTCGTAGCAAACTCCCTGCGAACACTGAGAGCGGTTTCCGTTTTGGTCTGCTCAATCAGTTTCTCAGTTTCGGTCAACTGTGACTTTCTGATTTCCTCTAGCTCTTTGGCGGCGGTCATGTTTGACTTAGCCTGTTGCTCATTTTTGCGGCTCAGTGACTTCCATTTGTCAACCTCTGCCTTTAGCTTGTCCATTTCGGATAGCTCTGATGCCTCAGTCTCCACAACATCAGTTGCGGTTTCCGTGGCCTCAGTTTCAATCTGGTCTGTCTGAATCTCAGCCATTTTTTCTCCATTTCGGATTTGGGTTGTGCGCTCTTTTCAGAGCTAATCAGCGGGATGCTGAAATCTATAAAGCGTTTGGGCCAGTAAAGTCTTGGTCACGCCAGCGCAATGTTGGACCAAATTCTCCATGCTCACTGGTGACTACTAACTCAGTGTAATCTGCAAGCTTTTGGCCCTCAGTTGGTGAGTTGATTACCTTGCCAAGACCAGCATCTCTAGCACCAAAGTCTGGGCTAAGTTTTAGTTGCTGCTCTATTGAGTCATAAACAGTGTCTAGCCTGATTTGGTCAATCACTTGGCCTGGGTCCTGTGTGCCATAAATGGGCATCTCACCGCAATCACAGCCAGGGTGAATGGGCATAAGGTCACCACGGGTATAGCGCTGTGTGCTCGCAATCGTGCACAAGGCACAGTTTTCTCTGCCCGTTAGAGTCCTGGCATAACCAACAATGCCATCATTTCTGGACCTTACTCCAAAGCCAGCACTGCGCCTAGCAAGCTGAACATCTGTTGAGGCAATTGAGCTAATGCGGTTTGCGCCTAGCTGAACGGCCTCTGTCATTGTCTTGCCTTGGGCTAACGCTGTGTAAAGCTCTACAAAGGGCCGCCTGTAAACTTCACGCCCAGGGGCACCGTTTCTAAGGGCCTCAGTTGAAAAGTCTGTTGCTCTAAGCTGTGGGACTGCAAAGGACTCCCCCTGCAATCTAGCCATTTGCTGGTAGAACGCAACCTGCAACCTGGCCGCCTGTAATGAGGCACCAGTCATAGTTGTGCTAGCTAATTTGAAAAACTCATCAAAATCGCTGTCACGCCATGAGCCAAGGTTTGCAAAGACACCAGCCAGCCTGGCACCAGTTCCACGGACAATGCGAGAACTTAGCCTGTTATAGGCCGCCAGTATTTCTTGCTGTGTGGCCATTACTCAGCCTGTGGCTCAGGTGTTCCCAGTAGCGCCTCAGTAAGAATTTGGTCACCAGCCCGCTCAACTTCCATCTCAGCAACTTCAGCTGGGCTGAACTGGCCCACTAGCTTCATACGGCTACGGAATGGAACATCCTGGAACTTGGTATTGGCATCAGCTCTTTCAGAAAGGCTGTAGCGCTCTGCGGGCTTCCATAGTGGCTCTAGGTCCAATAGGTCTGCCCGCTCAGTGTCACCCATCCACTTGAACATTAGGCTCATAACCTTGGACCAGCCAACGGTTGCCCTGGCAATGCGGTCCTCAGTCTTGAACACTAGGCCCTCACGGGCTAGGGATGCACCCTCAGCGCTCTGGTTAGCACCATCTGGTGAAAGGTAGTGCATTGGTGTGCGAGTTACCGCCGCAAAGTCCTGAATGTCTGCACGAACAGCGTTGATGATGTCCTGGATGCTGGACTGGTCTAGCTCTCCAAGTTCTGCATCTGGTGGCAATACCCACATTGCGCCAGGTCCAGCCTCAAACAGGCCGTTGTAATCAATCTCATTGCCGTCTGGGTCATGGGTTGGGAAATCTCCCTTTACCCACTTTTGCTTGAACGCCGCTGTGGTGGCAATGATAAGCCTCTGCAAAATCATGTGATTGATTCTGTCAATGATGTCTAGAAACGGCTCATACTCACCCTTGTCATCAGCGTTGGTGAACTTCACAACAGGGCACTCACCTAGTGGGTTGGGCGCACTGCCTTCCTCATCAAACATCCAGTTATCGGTGTCAAATGGGCTACTGTCTCCAGGCTTTCTGAAAATAAGAATCTCAGTTGGGTAGTAAAAATAGGCGTGGTGCATACCACCTTCAGAGAATACCTTTACAGCGGCAATCACCTTTGAGGGGTCCTCTGGGCTTGTGACAGCGTGAACCTGTCTAGGGTCCTCTACAGTGACCAGCGGGTATTCACGCCCTGGCACCATGCCAACGATTGCGTAGGCCTCACCGAACTTTAGAAAGTTAGTGTGTAGGTCAGAGCTGTAAACATCTAGGTTGTTGGCCTTCCAAAGTCTGCGGGCCTCATTGTCCCCATTCTCATCATCTGCGGCACCAGTGCGAAAGCCTGAAATTCTCATGCGCTCACGGACAGCCGCAACGGCTAGTTGAGCAACGTTGAGCCTAGCTTTGCGCTGAAAACGGCGGTATGCCCTGGAGTGGCCATCAGCGCCCTCTGGTAGAGGTGCATCACCGTCATAGTAACGCTCCAACAAAGTGAAATGCGCTTGCTCTTTTGCCAGAGCTTTGAGCATCATCTGTTGTGAGCTATTCAGCTGAGTAGCCATTCAAATTCCTATCTTATGCGGCGTGGCACAAAGGTTGTCTTGGTGGCCTCTCCCTTTGAGAGTGCCTGTAGTCTAGCCTGGTAGGCCAGGACAGCCGCAACAGCGGCATCAATCTTATTTGGTGACTCTGGATGTTCTTTAGCAATGCTAACGCCAGAGCGGCCAATACGGCGGCGGGCGTTGAGAACATGTCTAGTTAGAGCCAGCCCGCTGTGGGTAAGTTCTTTGTCAATCACAGCGTTTTGGAATTGCTCTAGGGCCCTCACTACTAAATAGCTGCGGTTTCCCGTCATCCACCATTCAATGGGGTGAGCCTGTGAGCTCTTTACCTTTAGGGCCTTACCGAAATCAGCTTCCCACTGAGCAATGTAGCTTTCCCATTTTGCGGGGTCTGCAAACATGCCCACTACTTTGTAGGTTTCAAAGGCCTGGCGAACTTGGTAATCAACCTCAGTGATAGGGACTTCCCAGCCCTCACCTGCGGGCCCCTCTGGTTGCTCCCACACCTTGATTTCGAACAGGTGGCCGTCAGAGACTCTACAACCTATGAGCGCTGTGGCATCTGTTAGGCCTCTGGTGCGCTTTCTAGAGCCATCAAACCCCAGGGTAATCTCATCACCCTTGGTGACCTCTTTTGTGGCCGCACAGGCCATCCATTCAGGGCTACTTACCCAGGCATCCTTACTTGAGGTTGGCTGGTTGAAATAGTAGCGGCGTGAATCCTGTGGGTCATTGCGTGGGTCATAGAACTCAGACAAAATGCGCTCTAAGTCCATTACTTCAGCAAACGGGCCGTAGGTTTCTTTAAGCCCAGCTCTTACCTGGTCCTCATCACTGAGGTCAATGTCTGGGTCTGCCTCT